AATCAGGGTCCTAACTGGGAAATCGACGGGAAGCCTCCACGGCGAGCCTCCCATTTTTCACACTGTTTTTGACCACTTGGCCGGGTCGGCTTTTCAGTCGCCCTAGAAAACAAGCCTTTTCCGCACGCTGCGGCTGAATCACCGGGCTTTTCAGGCATGGCACGCACTTCCGATCGTTCGCAGCGCGAGAGCCAGGCTCGGAATCGATACGACAAGCAGAAGGCAGACGCTGGCAAGCGTTCGCGTGCGATCACGTCGACCGCCCGTGACATTGGCGAGATTCCGCCGGTCGTGGACGCCAAGCGGCGTGCGGCCTGCGAGCGAAACTTCCGCTCATTCTGCGAGGCCTACGGCTCGGAGTCGTTCCCGCTGGCGTGGTCTGCGGACCACCTCACGGCGATCTCGAAGATTGAGGCGGCTGTCTTGCGTGGCGAGCTCTTCGCGTTCGCGATGCCGCGCGGGTCTGGCAAGTCGACCCTGTGCATCTGGGCCTGCTTGTGGTCGGTGCTCTGCGGTCATCGCCCGTTTGTGATGCTCGTCGGTGCTGACCAGGCGATCGCGTGCCAGATGCTCGACGTGATCAAGGTGCATCTCGAAACCAACGACCTGCTCTTGGAGGATTTCCCGGCAGCCTGCTACCCGATTCGGGCTCTGGAGCGAATCAGCCAGCGGGCGAAGGGGCAGACCTACGAGGGCAACCCCACGCAACTGGAATGGACCGCCGACCAGATCACGCTGGCCTGGATTCCCGGCGCTCCGTCCGCTGGGGCTGCCGTGCGGGTCGCTGGCATCACGGGCCGCATCCGAGGAGCCCAGCACATTCGAGCCGATGGGAAGACCGTCCGTCCCAGCCTCGTCTTGATCGACGATCCGCAGACCGACGAATCAGCCGGGTCGCCGTCGCAGTGCGCCACCCGCGAGCGGATCCTCTCCGGTGCCATCCTTGGACTCGCCGGGCCGGGCGCGAAGATCAGCGGGCTCGCCACGATCACGGTCATCCGTCCCGACGACCTGGCCGACCGCCTGCTCGACCGTGCGAAGCACCCGGCATGGCAGGGCGAGCGGACGAAGCTCGTCTACGAGTGGCCGACAGCCGAGGACTTGTGGAGCCAGTACGCGGAACTGCGGCGCGAGGGCCAGCGGAACGGGACAGGCACCGGGGCGGCCGACGACCACTACCGGCAGAATCAGGCGGCGATGGATGCCGGGGCTCGCGTGGCGTGGCCCGAGCGGAAGAACGACGACGAGATTACGGCTATTCAGCACGCTTGGAATCTGCGGATCGACCGTGGCGAGTCGGCGTTTCTGGCTGAATACCAGAATCAGCCGATCGCGGACGACATCGCCAGCGACAAGCTCGACAAGCGGAGCCTCGCCTTGCGGGCCACGAACGTCGATCGTGGCGTCGTGCCGCTTGACCACCAGACGCTCACGGCGTTTGTCGACGTGCAGGAGAAGCTACTCTTCTGGCTCGTGGCATCGTGGAATCAGTCCTTCGGCGGTCACGTCGTGGCCTACGGCACCTTCCCTGACCAGGCTTCGTCGTTCTTTGAGGCGAAGCACGCGAAGCGGACGCTCGCCCAGGCGGCGAAGGGGGCGGGCTTCGAGGCGTCGCTCCACGCGGGGCTAGAGTCGGTCTCGCAGTTGCTTATGGGCCGCGACTGGAAGCGTGAGGACGGGGCGGCGATGCGGATCTCGCAAATGCTCATTGACGCCAACTGGGGGCAGAGCACCGGGACGATCCGCACCTTCTGCCGGCGGTCGGCGTTTGCGGGGGCGATCCTGCCGAGCCACGGCAAAGGCATCGGGGCGTCGAGCCAGCCCATCGGTGAGAAGAAAAGCCGAGGCGACCGCATCGGGCTCAACTGGAAGGTCGGGCAGATTTCCGAGGGGCAGCGGTCGTGCCTCTACGACACGAACTTCTACAAGACCTTCGTCGCGGCTCGCCTGCGGTTACAGATGGGCGACCCCGAGGCGATTGCGTTCCACGCCGGGCAGCACGATCTCCTATTCGAGCACCTGACGAGCGAATACCCGGTGAGGACTGAGGCCCGTGGCCGCGTGGTCGATGAGTGGAAGATGGCGGGCCGGGACAACCACTGGCTCGACTGCCTCGTCGGCTCTGCGGTCGCGGCGTCGATTGCGGGCGTCCATCCGATTGCGACGGAGGCTGGCGGGCGGCAGCGTAAGAAGGCGGCGCTTCCCAGCGGGCCGGGCGGGAAAAAGATCATTACGCTCAAAAAGCTCGGAACTTGACAGCGTTGCCATGCTGCGAGGATGCCAAGCATCCTCCTGACCACCGTTGACGGCATGGAGCCCCAAGACGCTCTCGCCATCTGCTACCGGCTGACGAAGCCGGGGAGCGAATTCAATCTCGAAGTGCGGCGGATTCTCGACGGCAATGGCTCGTCTGACACGCCGATTGCCCTCTGGCACGAGGACGGGGCGTTGCTCGGGTGGGCGTGCTCGCACGTCTGGAATAACCACCAGACGCTTGAGCAGTTCACTGGCGAGCGGCACCGTGGGCGCGGCATAGCCACGGCGCTATCGGCGTTTCTCTTGGGTGCTGGCGTGATCGACGGCGCGGAGGAGCTCGCGGTCTTCTCGCCTGTGACGGCCGACATTGCTCGGCGGTTGGGCGTCGTGGAGGTCAGCCTCTACGAGCGTCGTGACGGGGAGTGGTCGCTGGTCTGAGGCTAGACCCCCTACGGTCTACCCCCTGTGTCGGTCTACCGTCGCTGTTATGAGCGACGAAGTATCCAACAAGCTCGCCGAGGCGGCAGTCGGCCCGAAGCGCGTCCGCACCGACGCGGGTGAGGTCGAGGCCCACGATCTCGATCAGATCATCGAGGCCGACAAGTACCTCGCCGCCAAGGCTGCGGCGTCATCGACCAACAGGCATCGCGGTCTCAGGTTCAATCGCATCATCCCTCCGGGGACAGTTTAGTGGCGTTTCTCGACCTGTTCCGAGGGAAGCAGACGCCCCGCCCGGCGGTGGTTCCGGTCGTCCGTGCGCGTTACGACGCTGCCAGCGCGGGCGACGACTACAAGCACTGGGCCAACAGCGACGCTTTCTCGGCTGACGCTGCCCTGTCGCCGACCGTGCGGCGCACACTGCGCAACCGGGCAAGGTACGAACGCGCAAACAACTCCTACCTCGCTGGCATCTCTTTGACGCTGGCGAACGACCTCGTTGGCACCGGCCCCCGGCTGCAACTCGACACGGGTGACGCGGAAGCCGACCGGCTCGTCGAGCGGTTGTTTTTCGACTGGGGCTGGACGATCGACCTGCCCGCCAAGTTGCGGACGATGCGGGAAGCCTTGGTCGTCGACGGCGAAGCGTTCGGGCTGATGATCACCAACCCGCGCCTCGACGGCGTCACGCTGGACGTGCGGCTCGTCGAAGCGGAAATGGTGGCGACGCCGACCGAGCTCATGGCGTCGACGATCACGCCCGAGGGCAACACGGTCGACGGCGTCGAGTTCGACCAGATCGGCAACGTCGTCGCCTATCAAGTGCTCAACTTCCACCCAGGCTCAAACTTCCGCGTCAACACGCTGGAGTTTCAGCGGGTTCCGGCGGCGCAGATGGTGCATTGGTTCAAGCCCTCGCGGCCGGGCCAGCATCGCGGCGTACCCGAGGTCGCCCCGGCTCTCAAGCTCTTCGGCCAACTCCGTCGCTACACCGAGGCGGTCATCGCCGCTGCGGAGACGGCGGCCGACCTGGCTGCGTTCATCCACAGCAACTCACCGGCTGCGGAGGTCGACGAGGTCGAGTCGTTCGCGGCTCTGGAGATCAGCAAGCGGACGCTTACCACGCTGCCCGAAGGCTGGGATATTTCGCAGTTGAAGGCCGAGCAGCCGACGAGCACCTACAAGGATTTTAAGACCGAGATCCTCAACGAAATCTTCCGCTGCCTCCAAATTCCATTTAACGTCGGAGCACTGAATTCCTCGTCCTATAACTACGCGAGCGGTCGCATGGATCACCAGGTCTATGCGATGACGCAGCGCGTAGAGCGTGACCAGATCGAGCGGACGATGCTTGATCGTCTGCTCTCGGCGTGGGTCAACGAAGCCGCGCTCGCGGGCCTGCTGCCTGCCGGGATGCCGCCGTTCTCCGAATGGAATTGGGGCTGGGTCTGGGACGGCAAGGATCACGTCGACCCGGCGAAGGAAGCCAACGCCGCCGAGACAAGGCTCCGCACGCACACGACCACCCTCGCCGCCGAGTACGCGCGGCAGGGCAAGCGGTGGGACGTTGAACTGCGGCAGCGTGCGGCCGAGATCGCTCTCCAGAAGGAGCTCGGTCTCTTCGTCGACTTCACGCCGGAAGTGAATTACGGCGGCACGCTCGACGAGAACGGCGACCCAGAGGGGGCCGAAGCATGAACGAATACGACGACCTCGACGACACATTCGACCTCGTGGAGTTCCTATGAGCAGCATCAAGCTCGATACTCAGGTGACGTTTCTTCAGGCGGCTGACGGCGAGTCCGCGCCGGGGCCGAAGAAGTTCCGCATCGTGGCCTACACCGGCGCGCCGATTCGGCAGGGCTGGAGCCGCGAGCCGGTCGTGATCGACCTTGCCGGGATGACGCTGCCCAACACGATCCCGATTGTGATCGGCCACGACTACGCCCTCGGGTCGATCCTCGGCCAAGGCGTGCCGAGCGTGCAGGGCGGGCAACTCATCGTCGAAGGCGAGATCCTCGCCGACAGCGAGAACGCTCGCCAAGTGCTCGCCCTCGCCGAGAAGGGATACCAGTGGCAAGCCAGCGTCGGTGCCGATGTCGGTCGGCATCTGAAGTTTGGCGAAGACCAGGCCACCACCGCAAACGGGCAGTCCCACGTTGGGCCTGTTCGCATCGTCCGGGCTTCGACCCTCCGCGAAACGTCATTCGTGACGCTCGGGGCGGATCGCAGCACGGCTGTCTCAATCGCCGCCGAAGAGGTGGCAGAGGAGTCTTCTATGGCGCACGACGCCAGCGAAACGCCCATCGAGGAGCCCGTCGTGGCTGCTGCGGTGGAAGCCCCGGCGAGCGTCGCCGTGGAAGCCCCCAAGGTCGAAGCCGGTTCGAGCGACGAGCTCAAGGCACAGATCGAAGCCCTTACCCAGAAGGTTTCCAACATGGAAAAGCTCACCGCTACCCGCGACGAGCGCCCGGCGGCTCCGGCCGTTCACGTCTCCAAGGCTCCTGAGAACCAGGCGGCAGTGATCGAGGCTTCGTTCGCCCTCCAGGGCGGCCTCCCGCAGATCGAGAAGTTCTACGACGCCAAGACCCTCGAAGCGGCTGCCAAGGTGCAGCGGTCGACGAGCCTCGGCGAGGTGCTGATCGCTGCGGCCGAGGCGAACGGCTACGACGGCCCCCGTCGTCTGTCGGCCTCGACCCTGCGTCCGATCCTTGCTGCCGCGTGGGCGACGCACTCGATCGGCGGCATCCTGTCGTCGACCGTCAACAAGTTCCTCCTCGCCGGTTTCAACGGCGTCGAGAGCTCGTGGCGTTCGGTCTCTTCGGTGCGTTCGGTCAACGACTTCAAGACGATGACCAGCTACCGGCTCAACGGCGGCATGAAGTTCGAGAAGGTCGCCAACGGTGGCGAGCTCAAGAACGCCGCTGCGAGCGACGAGAGCCGCACGATCTCGGCCGACACCTACGGGATCATGACGAGCGTGACCCGCACCGACCTCATCAACGATGATCTCGGCGCGCTGACCGCTGTCCCGCAGCGGATCGGTCGTGGTGGCGCTCTCGCCCTCAACGACGCCTTCTGGACTGAGTTCCAGGCGGGCCACGGCTCGTGGTACACGTCGGGTCGTGGCAACCTGGAGTCGACGGCTGGCGCGCTCTCGCTCGCCAACCTGAAGAAGCTGGCGACGAAGTTCCGCAAGCTCAAGGATCCTGACGGCAACCCGGTCGCGGTTGATCCCCGCGTCCTGCTCGTGCCGGCGGACCTGGAGATCGCGGCTGCCGAGATCATGGGCTCGGCCCTGCTCGTCGGCGGTTCGTCCGCTGGTCCCAACGTGAACGTGCTCGCCGGTCGCTACCAGGTCGTCTCGACCTCGTACCTGTCGAGCGCCGAGGATTACTACCTCGTCGCCAACCCGGCTGACCTGCCGGCGATGGAAGTGGCGTTCCTCAACGGCGTGCAGAGCCCGGTGGTGGAGACGGCGGAAGCCGACTTCAACACGCTCGGCGTGCAGATGCGTGGCTACTTCGACTTTGGCGTCGCAAAGGCCGAATACCTCGCCTCCGTGAAGGGCGACGCGACCTAGTCTCACAAACCGTGACCGCCGGGCGGGGGCCACCTCCCGCCCGGCGGCATGATTCCACCAAACCCATTCCTCAGAAAGCAGGTGATCTCAATGGCTGATTACGTTCAAGGCGACTGCCTGATCGACCACACGCCTTCCTCCGCTGTTGCGGCCGGTGCCGTGGTTGTGCTCAACGACCTGGTCTGCGTGGCTCCTCGTGCCATCGCTGCCAACGCTCTCGGTGCGGTTTCTGTCGACGGCGTCTGGTCGATGCCGAAGGCGACGGGTGCGATCGGTCAGGGTGCTCTCGTTTACTGGGACGCCACGGCCGGCAACATCACGACGACCGCGACCAACAACAAGCGTGCTGGCAAGGCTGCGAAGGCGGCTGCGTCTGGCGACGCGAGCGTCCAGGTGCTCATCAACATCGGTTGAGCACGCGAGTCCACACCGCAACCCCCGGCAGGTGCGCTATCACCTCCAGCGCGCCGCCGGGGCGTTGCGGCGGTGGCTTTTCTTGAAGGAAACAAATGGCCGACCTTCTCCGCTCCGGTTCCGCGTGGCTCGCCAACCAACTCAAGCAGTCGGCGGGGACGCTCTGTGCCTATCGGCGGGGAAACAATACGGCCCAGATGACAGCCTCGATCAGCCGCTCGACGTTTGAGGCTCAAGGGCAAAACGGTGTGATCGAAGCCTGGGAGAGCCGCGACTACCTCGTGAAGACGGACGAGCTCCCGTATGGCGAGCCGAGGCGTGGCGACATCATCTTCGAGACGCTTGACGGCGTGGCGACGTTGTACGAAGTGACGGCCCCGCGTGGCGTGCCGATCTTCCACTACGCCGATGCGTTCCAAACGATCCTCCGCATTCACACGAAGCAGATCGACCGCGACATCACGTTTATCGTGACCGAGCAGGGCGACGAAATCGTTATTCCGCTGGCAGTCGACTAAGGGACCACATGGCACTCCAAAAGCGCGTCAGCGAATTGCCCGCCGTCACGACTGTTGCAGGGACCGACCTGCTCATCGTGTCGAGCAACAGCGCCACGAAGCGAACGAGCGTCCAGCAGATCGGGGCGTATTTCGCTGCCAACGGCGTCGCCGGCCCGCAGGGTCCGGTTGGCCCGGCGGGGGCTCCTGGTGCGACCAACTACACGCAACTGACGAACGTCCCATCGACGTTTCCGCCATCCGCCCACGGCCACACGATCGCCGAAGTATCGGGCTTGCAAACCGCTCTCGACGGCAAGCAGGCGTCTGGCTCCTACGCGACGCTCGTCGGTGGCAAGGTGCCGGAATCGCAGTTGCCGCCCATCGTCACGACTTGGGAAGGGCTGACCGGGAAGCCGAGCACGTTCCCGCCGTCTGCCCATAGCCATGCCATCGGCGACGTAACGGGCTTGCAGACCGCTCTGGATGGCAAGCAGGCGGCTGGCAGTTACGCCGCCTCGGTTCACTCGCATGGCATCTCGGACGTAACGGGCCTGCAAACAGCCCTCGACGGCAAGGCTGCTTCGAGCCACACGCACACCATCTCCAACGTCACGGGCCTACAGACGGCTCTCGACGCCAAGGCGACGCCTGCGGACGTGACGACCGCCGTGGCTTCTGTGGTGAACGCCGCCCCAGCATCGCTCGACACGCTCAAAGAGCTCGCCGACGCCCTGGGCAACGACGCCAACTTCGCGAGCACTGTCACGAACGCAATCGCCGGGAAGGCTGCGGCGGTGCATACGCACGTCATCGCTGACGTGACAGGGCTCCAAACTGCTCTCGATGGGAAGCAGGCCAGCGGCTCCTATGCCGCATCGGTGCATACGCACGGGATCTCCGATGTCACCGGACTGCAAACGGCCTTAGACGGCAAGCAGGCGGCCGGGAGCTACGCTGCGGCGACGCACGGCCACTCAATCTCTGACGTTACCGGCTTGCAGACGGCGCTGGACGGGAAAAGCGGCGTCTCTCATACGCATAGCGCATCTGAGGTGACTTCGGGCCAGTTCGACATCGCCCGAATTCCCACCGGCACGACCAGCACGACGGTCTGCATTGGGAACGATTCGCGGCTGTCGGACGCTAGGACACCCACGGCACACGTTCACTCTGGGGCCGACATCACAAGCGGCACCGTCGCCCTCGCCCGCCTCCCCATTGTCTTGGAGCAGACGCAGACGGTGGGCAACAGCGGCACCTCTACGACGCTGGCCCTGACCACCGGCAGCGTCCAGACCGTGACGCTCTCGGGCAATTGCACGTTCACGATGCCATCACCGACCGCTGGGGCGTCGATCACGTTGATTTTGACGCAGGGCGGGACGTTCACCGCGACGTTTACTTCCGTCCTGTGGGCTGGCGGCACCGCGCCCACGATCACGGCGACGAGCAACAAGCGGGACATTCTCGTCTTCGTCTCGGACGGCACGAACTGGTACGGCACGGCATCGCAGAATCACTAATGCTCTCCGCGAAGATCGGCTACTTCCGGCCCACCGGCTTCAATCCCCGCAACATCAGCGGGCTGGCCGCGTGGTACGACGCCAGCGCAACATCTTCCGTGACGCTGACCGGCGGCTTTGTGTCGCAGTGGAGCGACCTCTCCGGCAACGGACTCCACCTCACGCAGTCAACAGAAGCAAACAGGCCAAGCACAACGACAGTGAACGGCTTGCAGGCGGTGGACTTCGACGGCACCAACGATCACCTTTTCACCAGCACGCAAGCGAACGCCCGCACGGTGTTCAATGTCCATGTGCTTGATGTGGCAAACGTCGCGCAGACGATCTATCACACGCAATCCGGCTCTGGGCTAGCAGACCTGCGGATGCACCTTCTGTATTCGTCGGTCAACGAGTATCGCAGCCAGAGCGTAGCCTCTGGCGTGAATCAGGGCGTTTCCGGCGGTGCGAGGACTGCCAATCAAAGGCTGACGGCGCTTACGTTCTCCGGCACCGCATCGACTGGCAGGCTGGACGGTGCGAGCCTCGCTGGCACGACCCTCGCGACGGGCAGCAGTCAACTCGGAATCTGGCTCGGAATACGAAACATCAGCGGCACCTTGTCGCTGCCGCTCAACGGCAAAATCTGCGAACACATCATCTACGACCGCGTGCTGTCGGCGGGCGAGATCGGGACGGTAGAGCGTTACCTAGCGGCGAAGTGGGGCGTGACGCTTTATTCGCCGCCGTCATATGCCGACTCTGACGTAAACACCTATATCTCTGCGGTGGAAATGGCAGATGGCGGCCTTGCGCTGGAGTCTGGCGTCCGCGATGCCATCAACGCATTCATAACGGGCTGCAAGGCAGACGGCATCTGGTCCGCCATCAAAGCGTCTTGCGTCCTCATGGGCGCGAGGACGCTCGCTGGTGCGCTGGTGCCGCTGGTCGGTGCGGCACCGACGAACTTCAACTTTGTGGCAGGCGACTACAACCGCAAAACGGGTCTGGTTGGCAACGGAACAACGAAATACCTGGACAGCGGGCGGTCGAATGCGGCAGACCCCCAGGACAACCACCACCAATCGGTCTATCGGACTGCGGATACTACTCCAAATCGGTTCTATGTCGGTGCTGCTGGCAACGCCACGGGCGCGTCACACCTCGGAACGACCGGGGCCATAAACAATTACTTGGTACGTCTCCGCGCCCAAACCGGAGCCTCTGGATCGCTCACGAATGGTTTCTTCGGCGCGTCTCGCTCTGCGAGCGCTAGTTACACGGTCAGGGCGGCCTCCGCGACGACGACCGTCACGCAAGCCTCGCAGACGCCAGCCAGCGGAAACATTTTCGTGTTCTGCCGCCAAGTGAGCGGCGCGCTCAACAGCGCAACAGACGGTCGCCTCGCCTTCTACAGCATCGGTGAGGGGCTGACGCTCGCCTCGCTAGATAGCCGCGTCACGGACCTCTACAACGCCATCGGAGCCGCGATCCCGTGAACTGGCTAGACGCGACCGCACATCTGGACGAACTGGCGGCCATCAACGCGGCCCACACCGACCGGCAGATTCAGCCGGTGGCTGGCACCGGCGGCACGATGCTCGTCGGGGCCGACCTCCTTACCGACTGCGGCGAGGGGTGCTACTGGCACGGGTATTGCGAGTGGCTGGAAAAACTGACGCCGACCGATGCGGTGCCGTTGCCGCCGGAAGGCGACGAGATGCGCTAGGCCCACAAGAGAGCGCGATTGCCATCCGTATCCGACCGGCTACAATCGGAGCATGGCAAAACGAATCGACCCTGACGAATACATTCGCATAGGCACCGCAGCGGCCATCGCAGGCGTGACGCGGGCCTACATCAATCGGCTAATTGCCCAAGGCCGATTCCCGGCAGTCTGCATCGACGGGCAAAACTTCGTCAGGCGGGCCGACGCCGAGAAGTTTGCGAATCCCACGAAAAACTAAAGGGGTTGACATAAGGTATCCGATCGGATACAATGCTGGCGTGGAGATAATGCCACGAACCCAAGGAGTCAAGCATGAGCAAGGTACTTCGGGACTTGGCCGAGAAGCACCCAGACAAGATCGCTGAGATTGAGCGAGACGACACTGGCTGGATTATCCACCTGACCGACAAGTGGGTGGAGCAGTCCGACCCGCTCCAGCCTTCCCATACGATCTTTGAAGACACTGTTGCAGAGTGCGTGTCGGCGTTCCGGTCGATCCGCAAGGCCAAGCGTGGCGAGTGACCGTATACACCTTAGAGACGGTCTAATGGGACGCATGAAAGACCTGCACATCACGATCCACAACGGCGGCGATGAGGCTGTCGCTGCGGTTGAGCGGATAGGCAAGGAGTGGCGGGAGCAACTGGAGCAGGCCGCCTCCGAGATCGAAGGCCTGCGGCTCACGGCAGAGGAGCGCGAGGCGATTGAGCGAGGCATAGACTCGCTGTTGGGCGTGGAGGATATGTCGGCTGGGGCCGGAACGGCCGACGATGCCGCCGCCTGCCTGCTGCGTAGCCTGCTAGAGCGGATGGCCTAGTTGCGCTCTTGCACCAGGAGAGCGCCCGAAACGTATCAAAACTGATACGCTTCACGAACGATCTCGGATACAATCTGGGCGGTCCCGGCGGGCAGCGGCCGCACTGATAAAGCGGTTTTGCGACCCCGCCGGGATCGCTTTTCGCGAAAGGCGAAAATGGCACACGCCACGCTACGATTCGACCTGAGCGACACGGACGACGCCCGCGAGCATCGGTACGCTCTGGCAGGCCGCGAGGCGTTGATAGCGTTGGAGTTGATCGACAACCGCTGCCGCTCCGCGCTCAAGCACGGCGAGCCGAGCGAGGAGACGACGACGATTCTGGAAGAAATCCGCTCTACAATTCCTTACGAATTGTTGAATCTTTTGCACTGACGCTACACGCCGCAGAGACAGTCATGGCAGGCAGGGCTCAATATTGGCTCGTCACGGTTCAGCAGGAGAGCTGCGGCGGCTACTGCACGTTTGCCATCCGCCAGCATCCGGCCGACTACATGGCGAAGCACATCGAAGACGCTCTGATTTTCGCCATGCCCATCACACAGCAGCAGTTTCGGGCCGTCGATAAGGCGTACTCTGGGTGAGGCGGCTGCCCCGGCAAAACCCCAGCATTTCTGGGGAAAATGACCGGTTCCAAAAAAATCCTTCAGGCGGGGTTGCCTTTCGTCCGACGATAGGTATACTTAGGGCATGACGCGGCAACGAGCCGCAAGCCTCAAACCGGGAGGCACAAAGATGCACGCCGAACGAATCAACGCCAGCCGCAAGTATCAAGCCGCCCTCCGCGTCGTGCGGGTTGCCGAAATGGGATCGGACCTTGCCGCGTGGGAGGCTGCGGAAGCCGCCCGCATCTCGGCCCGCGAAGCACTGGTGGCCGCAGAGATCAAGTGGCCCAGCAAGTCCGAGGTCGCCCGCGAGCGTCGCGAGATCGACCGTGGCAATCGCGGGTGGAGGCTCAATAAATGAGCGACCGCATCACCTTCCGCCTCGGCCCGCTCGCGGGGCCGCTGGCGGCTTACTGCGAGAAACACGGCACGACGCCCAGCGATGCTATACGGCTGGCGTTGTCGCGGCTCTTGCGAGTTGAGGAGCCAGAGATGCCGCCCGGCAACCCGGCAATCGGCGAGCAGGCCGAAGCAGGAGCGGCGGCGAGGTGGAAGCCCAAGAGGAAAGGCCGCAGGTAGGCGGCGACTGCGCTACTGAGCGAAGGGAGAGACAATGGACGGCTTCGACGGAAACCTTGACCAGACTTGCGAGAACTGCCGTTTCTTTTCGTTGAATTACGACGAGAGGTCGGGCGATTGCAGGCGTTATGCCCCTCGCCCGCGCAACGTGCTAGACAGCGAAAAGCATCACGTCGTCGATACATACTTTGTCCAGATGGGCTTGGACGATTGGTGCGGGGAGTTTCAGCCTCATCCCCAAAGCCCAGACCAAAGGAAGGCGTTCAGGGAAAGCCTTAAAAGGCTGGCGGCTGAAGCCGCAGGCAGAATCCAATCTGGCGAAGCCAGCACCAAGTAGTGCGCTAT